GTGGATTAATTAAAGTAAAAAGTGGATTAACTATAATAAAATAATGGCTATAAAAATTAAAAATAAAGATCCTAGACCCACAGAATTTAATATTGATGATATTGTTATTAACACAAGAACAGGTACTATTTTTTATAAAAATGAAAAAAATGAATTATTTAAAGTACAAGGAGATAACCTTAATACTATAACTAATGAACAAAATCCTGATTCTACATCTGTTGTTTCTTTTTCTGATATAACTAACGTTAAACAAACATCGATAGTAACTTTTAATGCAGACATCACTAGTAACTTAACTAGCGAAATATATTTACCTTTTAATTCTGTTTTAGATAGTAATTCTGATAAGTATTATCATTTTATGTTAGCCCCTTTTGATGGACAAGTAAAACAAATAACCGTAGGAGTTATTGATGCTGATCAATCTTCATTAGGAACTATAACTTTAAGAACTAGAAAATCTGCGGGCAATGATTTTGATTTAGATGATACACCTGATGATATAATGGAAGCCCAAACACTTACAAGTAGTGTACAACAAACATCTTACAGTGCTAATTTTACAAATAGTACTTTTTCAAAAGGTGATCAATTAGCATTTACTTTTCAACAAACTAATGGATCAAATGATAACATAGAACTAACTGGAACAATTGTTTTTGAATTTAATATAAATTAGATATGGCATTAGGACCTAAAAGAAGACCAAAAAGAATATACGAAAGAGTAGATACAAATGATAAAAAATTTATATCTGCAACTAAAGAAACAGAAGCTTCCGCATCATATGCTTTAGGAGAACATCTTAGAGATGACTCACATTTTGAAATAACAAAACCTATTTTATTTCAATTACAATTAATAGAAGAAGATATAGATGAAATAAGAAGATTTGCAACAGGTTCAGGAGAAATAAATGTAGATGGTGGTTCTTTTTAAAATATTATATATGTATATAAAAATGTAAGTTATGGCTATAAATCAAAAAATACCTTCACCACAAGAAATAAAAAAATTCCCTCAAGCCTTTGATACAAAAGAACTTAATCAACTTAGAGAATTAAGAGATAAAATTAACCAATTAACTGCAGAATTTGGTCAACTATCAATTAATAAAATTAAATTAAAAGAATTAGAAATAACATTAAAAACAAGATTATCTACTTTAGAAAAAGAAGAATCTAAACTAGCAAAAACGTTATCAGATAAATATGGAAAAGGAAGTATTGATTTAGATTCAGGTACTTTTACCCCCATAGAATAGTTTTTAATTTTTTTATTATATTTATTACTAGTTAAAACTATACAATTAAGTTTTTAATTTAGTTTGGTTTATACCTTTTTTTCATATTTATATATGACTACAATCAAGCTAGAAAAATTAGAATAATATTAAAATTAATATAACAAGATGGCAGAACAAATTATTTCACCAGGTGTATTTACAAGAGAAAACGACCTTACATTTTTACCCCAAGGAGTAGGTGCTATTGGAGCAGCTATTATTGGACCTACAACAAAAGGTCCTGCTTTTGTACCAACAGTATTAAGTAGTTTCTCAGAATTTGAAAGAAGATTTGGAGGACTAAGTTCAGAAACCTATATCCCTCAAACAGTTAGAGAATATTTACGAAATGCTGGATCAGTAACAGTATGTAGAGTATTAGCAGGAGGAGGATATACTTATGCTTCTGGTATGCTAAATACTGGTTTTATTGGTATAGGTGTTTCTGGGTCACAAGGAGATAATGTATTAGTAGGAGCTATTTTTCCTTCTAAAAACACTTCAGATCCTGGATTAGGATCTTCTACTATAGATGGTACAACAGGTACTGAAGGAGGTGTAGGAGGAAGTGGAACTAGTGCTACTAATTTTGATGATAACTTTAATTTACTTTTAACAGGTTCTAATACAAATAGACAATATTCTGCCTCTCTTAATCCAAATAATTCAAATTACTTATTTAAACAATTAGGTACAAGTCCTTTTAATAGTAAACAAGGAACTAACACATATGTTGGAAATGGATTTACTTATTTAAATTTTAAATCATTTCAAACATCATTATCAGCAGTTGAAACTACAAAAGAAACTGTTTTAGTTACATTCCCTGCTGGACCTCAAACTACACAAAGTTTAGCTAATCCTGCTCTTGAAGCTTCGGGTGCCCTTTTCTTATCTACTGATAGTGTAGAAGGAGCAGCCCAAGCATCAGCTACAATTGTATTTGATACAGGCTCTGCTCAAGGAGGTGTAGCACTTGATGGTGTAGACGCAGGTGCTACAGGATCTGTATTTGTATTATCATATGGAAGGACAGGAGCAGATGCTACTGATAGTAGAATTACTTTTGCTGATACAGATGATGGAGGTGCAGGATTTAGAATATCAGGTTCAGCATTAGCATTATCGTTAATGCATACTATAAATAATAGTAGTAGTTTAAGTCAATATTTTACTGCTTCTGTATTAACAACAGCTGCAGAAAGTGGAGGAGCAAATGATGGTTTAGGATTAGTTGTACAGATAGAAAGTACACAAGGAGGAGCTCTAGCAGATGCTAGAGGATCTTTTGATAGTTTAACTGCAGTAACTTCTGTAGCAACATCAGTTCAAGGATCAGGCCAACTTAGTAATTATACTGTTCATCCTGATAGTAATCTTCTTTTAATAACACAATCAGCTGATATAACATTTAATGGAAACTTAGGACAAACAGAAGGATATTCATATGCTTCAACACCTATGATTACATCACAATTTTTAGATGATAATAAAACAGTACAAGAATTATTTCAATTCCACTCATTAGATCATGGAAAAGTATGTAATAAAGATTATAAAGTATCTATTTCTAATTTAAAAGAACCAGGAGATATAGATGGTGTAGAACAATATTCTACATTTTCTGTACTTATAAGAAAATATAATGATAAAGATAAATCACCTGTAATTTTAGAACAATTTAATGATGTAAATTTAGATGTAAATTCTACAAATTATATTTGTAGAGTAATTGGTGATAGATTCCCACAATATAATGATCTTTTAGGTAAAGTTGAGTTACTTGGAAATTATCCTAATATTTCTAATTTAGTTAGAGTATCAGTACGTCAAGAAGTAACAGAAAGAGCTCTTTCTCCTAAATTATCTCCAAAAGGATTTAAAGGAGTAAGTAATCCTATACCAACAGCTTCATTAGCTATAAATGTAAATATTCCTTCAGCTTCATATGAAGGAGTACAACAAATAGGATCAGATGGAACATATAATTCTAAAGGATTTTTAGGATGGAAATTTACAGATAAAGCTCCTGATAATGACAATTTTACACTACCTTTACCAACAGTATTAGAAACTAACGTAGCAGGTAACTTTAATGTTGAAGATTTTAATGGACATGCTGATTCAGGATTATTTACAGGTTCATTAAGTGCTTCAATAGATGTAACAGGAGCAGATGGACCTACTGCAAATCAACTTAAATTTACAGTATGTTTCCAAGGAGGTGAAGATGGTATAGCTCATCATACCGTAAAACAAGTAGGAGAAAATATTTCAGGTACTAATGTATATGGATTTGATTTAAGCGCAACTAATAAAGCAGGATATACAGGGTATAAAAAAGCAATTGATATATTGTCAAACCAAGA